CCTTAATCCGAAGGCAGTTTTCGGAGATTATATGAAACCGTTGCCGAGAGGCACCGGTCCAGGTCACTTGTGGAAGAAGCCTGGTGCTCGTGGTAAACATCACGTTGTCGACTTTGTCGAAGACGAGTATGTTGCCTCGAACGAACTTGAACTTCATGTCGAAGAGAAAGACTCACATCTCCGTCAAGGAAATATGCCGTACTTTCTCTTTGGTAGTTTTGGTAAGGATGAGCTTCTTGCTTTGGACAAGATTAACCGAGTTGGCGCTCGTGAGATAACTGCTTCCCAAGTTGACTTCTGTTATTTATATCGGAAGTATTTTGGAGCCTTCACTGCTAGTTTCCATGCATCGCACCTTAAGTGGGGCCATGCTATTGGAATAGAAGTGATGGGTCCTGGTTGGGATGCAATTGTCAAGAAGATGCTCAATACTTCAAGTGTTGGGTTCTCTTCTGATGTTAAGCGCTTTGATTCGACTTTAGGCGCTCAGTTTTTCTTCAGCTTTTTCGAAGCTGTTGATCACTGGTACCAAAAGCATGGTACTTGGACGATTGAAGATAGGAGAGCTCGTTTTCTTCTGATTCATGCTATTATCTTTAACTTTACAGTTATTGGTAAAACTGTTTCTCAGTCTCTTATGGGAAACATTAGCGGTCAACCTGGAACGACGGATCATAACACTTTCTTTCGAACCGCCTTAGCTGGTTGCACTTATGTTGCGTTGGCTAGAGAATGGTACGCCGGATTGACTCCCGAACGAAAGCTCATTGTTGAAGATGCAGATTATGCTCCTCTCCTTGGGTATACCGGGTTTAGAGAATATGTCAGTGGTTTCGGCCTTGGAGATGATCGAGTTGAATCTGTTCATCCTTCTGCCGGCTTTTATAATTACAACTCTTCAGAGAAGTATTTAGCTACTGTTGGTGTTACTATTACGCCAGCAAATAAGCTTGCAGGCCCTATTCCAGACACTGAATCTGTCTTAGATCTTGAGTTCCTCAGTTGTAAGACTAGAGCTGAACCAGGTCTAATTCCGGGATTGTCGTTTTTCCCTGTCATTAAGCAAG